GCGTATGTTTGTGCCGTAAACTTCATTGTGTGCTAGTGCATAGGCTGTAAGTTGTAGGTAATAATCTTCGATCCACTCTTGTTTTTTTGGTTTATTAGTTTGTTTGTAATCAAGTATGCTTTCTTCACCTAGGTGTATGCCCACACCATCTGTGGTTCCTGCATACAAACTAGGAAAATAAAGTGGTATTTCTACTCCCCATATTTCGCTGACATTGGATAGTCCTTGATCAATAATACATTGGGCCATTTTGTGGCTGTCCCATCCATAAGGATTTGATCCACGTTCTGGCATTGCGCCTTCCTTGATATAGCGTTCAAGATAGGTGTGCATTCGAGTACCACGATTTGCGGCCTCTGTAGTAATGGACTGCGCACGTTCTACACCTACACGACGACGCCACTCATTGAGCGCTTGTTTCTTTTCTTCAGGTTTTGTTCGGTCTAGCACAGTGGTAACACTAGGAACTTTACATCCATCCGGAGTAAGATACAATCTTTTTCCTTCTTCACTGCTACGAGATAAAGTATGGTAATTAAATCTACTATGGTACATTTTTTTTATATTGTGTTATATTATGTTGTGCAATTTGATACAACTGATCAATTTTACTAGCACGGTTAGGACTTTGGTATAACTCTTTTAAAGATGAAATAATTTTACTAATACGACGTGTAGGAACCGTTTCATTGTCGTAGCTTTCGTCTATTATTTTGTCAAAAGTTGTATACCCACGATCTTGCAAAATTTTCAAACTTCCGCTGCCTGCTAACAATAAAAATGGTTTTCCTGTGGCTATGCATCTGGATGTTTTTTCTGTAAACCAAAAATTACTGTTTGGGTCTGTTTCTGCAACAATTTCAATATCAAATTTATTCCATATATTATGATAATTATTATAAGAATCTTTCCAGCTCACAGTCTTTACAGATAACTCATTGGGGTAAACTAAGTCGATATCAAATTTTTTTGATTCTAACCATGATAATTCTTTTTTATAAATATCGTTGATATTTGTGTAAAAATTTTTTACAGATTCAGATGACGGGTGGAATATTAAAAATGTGTCGTCGGTAAATGCTTGATCAAGTTCATAAATTAATCTAAATCTACTAGGACTAAATCTACCAATTGAAACTCCTACAAATTTTGTATTTGGTTGCCTTTCAAAAGAATGGGTAAAATAATATTTTGCTGAATTAAATATGTATAGCGGAATAACACGACTAACAAATTTACTAATTAGTTTTGTATTAGGAGTAATAATAAAAATAGAAGAGTGAGGAATATTAAATTCTTGACAGGCCCATTCTAAATAATCTATTAGTCCGCATCTTTCAATATTTTCGCCATCACCGGCATTTATAATAATTTGTTGATTAGTGTAAGTTTTTGCAAACACATCAGACAAAATATCTTTGTAAAAGTCAGTAAATCCAGATTCTTGGCCAGAAAAAAAACGAGCTAATATCGTGATTTCATTGGCAGTCACCGATATCATTTATATTCTAAAGCTTTCTCCGCAACCACAACGGTCGCGTTCATTGGGGTTAATAAATTCAAAGCCTTCGTTGAGGCCTTGTCGAACGTAATCTACAGTTAGTCCATTTAAGTAAACACTGCTTTTGGGATCTACAAATAATTTGCAACCTTGACACTCGATGCATTGATCATCTACGGTAGGACAATCTATGTATTCTAACACATAAGCAAGCCCGCTGCAACCTGTGGTTCTTACTCCAAGTCGAATACCTTCGCCACGACCACGTTTTTCTATAACCTGTTTTACCTTGTTGGCAGCCCGTTCAGTTAGCAAGATCATGTTTTATTTTGTAATCTGCAACCGCTGCTTTGATGGCATCTTCCGCAAGGATCGAACAGTGGATCTTGACTGGTGGAAGTGCAAGCTCTTGAGCAATCTCGCTATTTTTAATCTGTGCCGCGGCATCAAGTGTTTTACCTTTAACCCATTCTGTGACCAACGAACTTGAAGCAATCGCAGAACCGCAACCATATGTTTTGAATCTTGCATCTGTGATAATTCCATCCTGCACCTTTATTTGTAATTTCAATAGATCTCCACATGCCGGAGCTCCTACTAATCCTGTTCCAACATTTTCTTCATCTTTAGAAAAACTTCCTGCATTCCTTGGGTTTTCATAATGATCTAAAACTTTTGCACTATATGCCATAATGTTTCCTAGTGTGTGATTAATCCACTGATATAGTTAGTATCAGCAACAACCCATAAAAATTCTTTTGTATTCTTAGTATCTAATCTGCGTACTATTAAATGATGTACACCAACACTATCTTGATAATGTATGTTGCTTTTTATTCGTATTTTAAACTTTTTACGATTATTACCATCTGTAAAAACTACAAAAGGTTTTCTGGTTCTCATATTCCGAAATTTAATCCTAAGTTGAGAATCAAATATTATATCTACTTTTTTACCACAAAAGTTTAATTTAGTGTTTTTGGTAATCTGCGTAACATGTTCTTGAACTCCGTCTGTCAAACTGGTGACAAAACTATTATCGTGTTCCATTCCATCACCGGCCTCAATGGTCAAGTTTATTTTTTTCATGCTTGATCAAACTGTAGACACTTATTGTACCACTTCTGTGTGTTTGTGTTTAATACTTTTTTTAAGAAGTTTAAACCAGATTTTTTTTGCCTTGACAAGATCATGACGAATTTCAGCACGATTAAGTTTTAAGATTAATTTACGTGTTTTCATTTAGTTTGGTACCAACACTATTTTCTTAGTGTTTGTTGCAGGATCAATCATTTCTTGCCAATGGTACCCAACTGGTGGTTGCTGAACAACACTCACAGGTGGTTGAACAATAACCGGTTGTGGTTCAACATAAACAGTATTAGGGCGACTTAATTCGTATCCAATTACTCCACCAATTAGTGCAGGAGCAACCCACCCACCGCCGCTGTAATATCCACCGTGCCAGCCGCCTCGATAACAACAATGTGCTTGTGCACTTGCCGATCCCAATGCAGCCAATAATGATAGTGCTAAAAGTATTTTTTTCATTTTAATCTCCGTGTGTATAATAATACAACGCCTTAGGCAAGTATTTAGTATACTGCCTTTAGAAAAAAATGTCAAGTTATTTTGATTATTTCATGCCGCGACGCATGGCCGCTTTGGCATTTTGATCTACAATGTTTTGTGCTTGGTCCACCGACATGTCAGCAGTAGCCGGATCTTCGTTGCCAAGGAAGCGAACTACACCAGAATTTGGATCCAGTGGTTCCAAAATATTACTCAATGGTTCTTGATTGATCATGTCACCTAGGTTTTGTGGTGTAACATTTATGCCCATGCTTTTAGCTATGTCAATAAATGCATCTTGACTGATTTCTTTTTTGGCTGATTGGTCACCGGCTCGACTGCTCAAAAACATACTAATAGCCGCTAGTTTTTTTGCGTTAGCGGCTACAGGATTTTCTTCGACCTCAAAGATTTTCATTATCTACGACCACGACCTAGTGCAGCCGCGGCAGGTCTAGCAGCAGGTTCAACGTCATCAATATCTGGCAGCTCGTCAGCAGGATTCATTTCTGGAGGTGGAGCTTCTGCGTCCATACCTGCATCCATGCCATCTTGTCCCGGAACCATTGGAGCTTGTCCAGTGACAACTCCCAGTGCCTGCTCTAGTTGTTGTTTTGCACCTTGCAAGTTTTGCAACAGCCCTGCCAATGCTGCAGTGGCATCTGTGTTGAATTGCATGGCTTGGTCAACACCAACTTGATCTTTTATCTGTTGAACCAAGGCAGGCAAGTCTTTGAATTGCATGCTGCTGATTTCTTCGCTCATTTTTTGCACTTGATCAACCATGTCCTGGCTGGCCAATACAACTTGGGCTTGTTGAATTTCACTTTCACGCAGTGTACGATACAAATTACGACGCAGACGATTTTCCATCTGAGTCTGTGGCATCATGGCCACAGAGGCTACCATTTGTTGTTCATCGGGATTGAGATTTTGTCCTGCGGCGGCTTTTTTCATTGCAGCCTGTTGTTTGGGGTCTTTGATAGATGCAATCTTCTTGGCTGCCGCAGCCGCCTGAGCATTGGCCACTGTGGGATTCACCGGAGGCATACTGCTAGTTGACTGTGCCTGATTTTGATTTGATCCTGCAGTTGACCCCACAGACACAGTAGATGTTTCATGCAGTTTGGACCGCAAACCTTGTTCCATCATTACCAACTTCAAGTAGGCTGGGTTTTGTTCGCTAGAATGAAATTCAGGCCGACGACGATGTTCCGTGATCAGTGATCTCACGCGGCTCAGCATGTGTCGGGCTTGCGAGCGAGTTAGTTGGTCAAAGCCAACTCGACCACCAAAGTAACTTTCCATTACTTTAGCGACTTGTTTTGTTCGTTGTGGCGCGGCCAGTTCTTGCAGTTTCATTTATGAATCCTCGTTGTTGTCTATATTTAGCCCAATTCACACATTTGGTGAGTTCTATTTCTAGTACCTTTTTATATATGATTTTGGTTTCTAATTTGGTGCCAATGTCTTCTCGAAATTGGGCTCGTTTGCTGTGATCAGCAACTGCGGATCTTACAAAAATATCGTTTTTTAACAGTTCTAATTTTTGGTCGATTACAAGTAATTCTTGTGCTAATTTGTAGTTACTGTACTTGTCGGCTATACACCAACTAACAGCAGTTCGTGTGCTAGAAAATACCCCCGTTTCTTGCTCCGAACAATAAACCTTGTAGCCAGGTTTGACAGATACTATGCGGTATTTGCCAAACAATTCATAATCGCCATCTTCGTTCTGCCACAGGAGATTAGACTCCAAGTTTTTAAACTCTGCGTGAATCATACGCTCAAATTCTTGATCTTTAATCATTATTTGAATACATAGTGTGTTAGTA